GAGAAGAAGAGAGAAGAAGAGAAGATAGGATATGAGAAGAGAGAAGATAATAAGATAACCTTTATTAAGGATATAGAATGAACATCTATGAATTTATTGGTCACTTTGAAAAATCTTACAAGTCTGGCAAGGACGAATACCAATGTATCTGCCCAGCCCATGACGATAGAACAGCATCGCTAGGGGTAAAAGAAATGCCAGATGGTAGAATTCTTATTAATTGCTTTGCAGGATGTGCAGCTAATGATATACTTGGTGCTGTTGGATTAACTTTTGATGATATTGTGCCTCAACGTATTGGTGACTTTAAGCCAGTATCAAAACCTTTTAATCCGTATTCTGTTTTAAAATCTATCTCTAATGAAACATTACTTGTAGCTCTGGCCGCTATAGATATTGCTAATGGGAAAAAGCTACCACTAGAGGATCACGATAGGCTAATGGTGGCATCACAAAGATTGAAAAAGGCCTACGATTTATGTCATTAGAAGAAAAAGTACAAAACCTTATTGTTGATGAGGATAAGATTAAAAACTATTTTTTTAGAAGGGATAGTGATGAGTATCGTAAAATTAAAAGCCCAGATATTTTTATTGAATCTACGATTGGATACTTCTCTGGCGAGATACAAAGCGGTGCGTATCTTCCGTTTGATAAAGCAGAAAATTTTAGACTTCGTTTAGGGGAAACGAGTATTTGGTCTGGCTATAGCGGTCATGGCAAGAGTATGCTATTGAGCTATGTAACGCTTAAACTTATTGAAAACTACAAGGTTATGATTTGTTCGTTTGAAATGTCATGCAGAAGCACATTGGCCAGATACATTCGTCAATCAGTAGGAACTAGCGAACCAACAGAGGATGCGATAACAAAGTTTTGCACAGACGCAACTGGGAAGTTATTTTTGTACGACCAGTTAGGAAGCACAAATCCAACAGCAGTATTGAGTGTTATTTATTACGGTGCGGAACAATTAGGTATACAGCATTTTGTGGTAGATAGTCTTATGAAGTGTTCTATTAATGAGGACGATTACAATGGCCAGAAGAAATTTGTTGATCAACTGTGTATTGCTGCACGCGATTTAAATGTCCATATTCACCTCATCGCACACAGCAGAAAAACAATAGACGAAACCACGCACACACCTAGTAAGTTTGATGTGGCAGGTTCTGCGACAATCACAAATTTAGCTGACAATTGCATTTCGGTGTACCGTAATAAGAAAAAGGAAAAAGATATAATGGAAGGTAAACTTACTGAAGAAGATGCAAGGATTGTTCCAGATGGATTTATGGCTGTGAATAAGCAGAGGCATTTTGAATGGGAAGGATCTATACCATTGTGGTTTCAACCAAAGTCATTAAGATATAGGGATAAGCCAATATGAACTATAAAACAACTGAATGGTTTAAATATTTTGACATTGATCCAGAAGGAAATCTTTTATCACCAACTGCATGGAAGGTAACATTAAAAAATGGAATGGTTTACAAATCTACTAACTGGAGCAAAAAGTATGAGGATAACGAAACACAACATATTGTTAGCAGTAGCAAAAATTCATCGTCATGACTTTGAAAAAGAAGGTGACTTGGAACTTGGTAAGTTTAAATCCAAGCGAAGTAATTCTCAAAATGATTACTACTGGGCAATGCTTAAGGAGCTGGGCGATTACACAGGATACGCTGATCTTGAACTACATGATATGTTTAGATTCAAGTACCTTTCTGAAAAGAAAACAGTTGCAGGATCAGAAATCTATGCTATAAAGAGTACTACGCAATTGGATGTTGATTCATTTAAAAATTACATTCATGACATTCAACGTTTTGCAATAGGATTGGGATTTCATTTTGACCAAAGCAGAGAAACAGCACTATGATAAATTATCTCAACTTGGTTGCATTGTGTGTAGCAATCTTGGTTTTGGGTATTCTCAACCTCATATTCACCACATTAGACATGGTGCTGGTATTGGTCAAAAATCTCATTGGTCGCTTGCCATTCCACTTTGCCCATTGCATCATCAAAATGGTGGATACGGAGTTGCACTCCACGCAGGCCAAAAAACATTTGAAGAAAAATATGGTACAGAAGAAGAGTTATTGGAAAAAACATTAAGGATGCTTGATGCTTAAATTTATTGTAGGTATAACTGGATTTATGTTAGTACCATTTTTAGTTCCGTTTGTAGCAATTGAAGCAGCATATAAATATATTAAAGTTCATATCATGGAGGATGATGATGGGTAAAGGTTCTGGAAGAAGGCCATTATTAATATCTGAACAAGAATTAATAGATCGCTGGGATACTATTTTTAAACAAAAACCACACGAAGGACAGTTTAATGGCAATGTCACCAACACAGGTAGCACTAGCAAAGATGAAAAAGGAGAATTACCCACTAGTACAGATAGTGGAAACATTTAACTTTCATGCTGGTGTACGCAAAGATTTATTTACGTTTATTGACATTCTTGCTATAACTGAAGAAGGCCAAGTAGTGGCGGTACAGGTCACATCCAAAAGCAATATGGGAGCACGAATAAAAAAAATCAGTGATAGTGAATCTGTTAAATATGTACGCAAGGCAGGGTGGAAAATATTTGTGTGGGGTACATATAAACAAAACAATCGTTGGCAAATAAAAGAAGTGGATGTTAGTTAATGATTAATAATGAAACAGATCATAAAAGATTTTTAAATTTTTTAGAAAAAAGCCAAGAAGGTGTTTGGATTATTGCACAATGGTTAAATAATCTTGGCCATGCAGTAACTGTTAATCCAATTAAAAGATCAAAGCATTACAAAGATTGGAAAGCAAATGTTGACGATGGTGATATGTATATATCAAAAGATGGTGAATCATTAAAAAGAATTGAAGTAAAAAATCTTGGTGCAAGTTTTACTTGTGCGGAAGATTGGCCATATAAAGAACAATTTATGGTTTGTGCACAATACTCTTATGATTATTCAAATCCAAAACCATATGCTTATATTTATTTAAACAAAGAAAGAACTCATATTGCTATTATTAAAGCGGAAACAAAGAAAAATTGGGTTGTTAAAAGTTATAAAGATAAAAGATATGAAGACGTCAAGCAAAACTTTTATATATGTCCAACAAAATTGGTAAAATTTAGAATTTTATGATTAATAGAATAAGAAAATTATATTCAGTTAATGGAAAAGAAGTTAATGTTACTGAATTAAGAAAATTAATTGTTGATGCTGTAGGTGATGACAAAGTAACATCATTTGAAATATGCAAAAGAATTAATGCAGAGTATAATCATATCAAAGGTGCAATTGCATCTATGGTGACATATAAATTTTTAAATTCATCTGGTAACAAAGGCAATACAATTTATTTTGCTGATCGTCCATGTATGTTACAAAACATATTACATCCCATGCCAAATTTTGAAGGTAAAATTATTGGCACATACCAACATACAGAAGATAAACAAAAACATAATGACCAAAGACTATTGCATACAGAAAGTTTTAACGCTAGTGCAATATATTATTTAGAGGATTAAAATGTTGACTGAAGAACAAATATTAAAAGCATTTAAAGAAAGTATTGGAAGTTTAGGAGGTCTTTCTAAAATAGATCAAGTATTTTTATTTGCTAGATTAATTGAAAAGGAACTAACTAAATGACAATGGAAAGGCTATTAGATTTATTAAAGTCATGGTCATCTTACATGAAGCAAAGCACATCAAATCAATTAGGCTATCCAAATCGGTCAATTGGTATGTATGGAGGCGGATCAAGTACATCGTTTGACGAAATGTACGATTCAATGACAGCCGATCACGTCCGCACCATAGACGCTATAATTTCATCCCTTCCAGAACGTCAGCAAAATGCAATTTATCACAAGTACACAGGATCAAAAGCTGAAGTGTTGCAGGATTACCACATGAGCCAAGCATTAGATAATCTTTTAACTATTGCTGCACGCAGAATACCTAGTTAGCACTTGACATCAACATCATTTAATGGTATAATCTGGGGGTTGGGATAATTGTGCCTATTGGTTTCATACACTCAACAATCTCCGTAGTATTTGGCCTGTGTAAAAAACAGGCTTTTTTTTAGTCTGAAGGACATGAACGTATCAATATGCCAAGAGTGCGGTGAACCGTACGATCCAGATGAGTCTGGGTCATCTATATGTCAAGACTGTAGAAACCAAACACATTTTCAATTAAAGAAACCAAATATTAAACTATGGCTATCCCATTCAAAGACAACGTTGATCAAAGCGGAGTAACACCAGTACTTGCACTAGTGCTATTACACGCAGTCACCAACTTACATATATTGCATTGGCAATCTAAATCATTTGCACAGCACGTTACATTAGGTGAGCTATATTCAGCAGTTGAAGAAACTACAGACAGTTTCATTGAAGCATACATGGGCAAGTATGGCCAACTAGAAAACCTACCAGAATTTTATTCCGCACCAAATTCAGATCCAGTTAAAGAAGTAGAAACTTTATACGATCACATCACAGCATTAAGACAAGAACTTCCACAGGATAGTGAACTCCAACAGTTAGTTGATAACATCGTTGATTCGCTTGATAGTGCTTTATATAAACTACGTTTCTTAAAATAAGGATAACATCATGGCAATGGCAAAACCAAAAACAAAATCAGGTAAAATGGCTAAAGTAGGTAAAGTAATGAAAGAGTACGGTGCAGGTAAATTGCATTCTGGCTCTAAAACAGGTGCTGTGGTTAAATCACAAAAGCAAGCTGTAGCTATTGCAATGTCAGAAGCTGGCATGAAGAAGAAAAAATAATGGCAAAAACTTGTCCAATTGCTACACATGATATTAAGGTAAACCTTAAGAATCGTGACTGGGCATTTAAAAACGTAGGTTATGGTGCAGCTAATCCAGAACTCCCTAATGAAGATTTTTGGAAAGCTAAAGCAAAAGAGTGGGCAACATCTGTAGAGAATGCAAAGACTATGCGTTGCGGTAACTGTTCTGCATTTATACAAACTCCAGATATGATGGAATGTATTCTTAATGGCATAGCAGGTGACGAGTCAGTAGATGAGTCATATGCACCAGAGGTAGTAGATAGTGCTGAACTAGGATACTGTGAGCTATTTGATTTTAAATGTGCTGCTGATCGTACTTGTTCTGCATGGCTAACAGGCGGTGCTATTAAAACTGAAATGACCAAAGCACAAAAGAATATGTTAAAGATGGCTAAATTTCAATACGGAAACAAAGAAAACGATACTAACGAATATACAGACGGAGAATAACAATGAGCAGTATAAGATTTGATGATAATGAAAATTTAGTAGATGCTTATGTACCAAGTACATCACAAGTATTTACAGTAGGTAATACAACAGCAGCTTCAACAGCATTTGGTGCAGGAACAACTTTAGTAAGAGTTTCTTGCTCACTTGGTCATTGCCATGTTGCATTTGGAACAGCTCCAACAGCATCAATTACAACAAGTATGATGATTCCTAACAATTCAGTAGGTATCTTCAAAGTTAATGCTGGAGATAAGATTGCATATATTAAAGACTCTACTGTAACTTCATCAACACTTTGCGTAACTGAACTAGCATAGTATTTAATACACACTATACACACTAAAGGTAATGACCCAGTAATGGAGTTACAATCATGGAAGAAAAAAAAGTAGGCGGACAATTAGGAAATAAAAACTCTATTAAATCCAATAGGTTATGGGCGGAAACGATTCGTAGAGCAGTTGTTCAAGATGATGCTCAACGATTAAGACAGATTGCAGAGGCATTACTTACTAAAGCATCCGAAGGTGACATGGCTGCTATTAAAGAGTTAGGCGATAGACTTGATGGCAAGGCCTTACAAGAAAACAAATTAACTGGTGACTCTGATCAACCTATTGAGATAAAAATTGTCACAGGAATTGAATAACGTTCTAGATACTGGGTATCGTCCCAGAGAACCACAGAAGTTGATTCACCAAATGGTGAAGGACAACAGGTTCACAGTAGTGGTAGCTCATAGACGTATGGGCAAGACTGTATCAGCCATAAATCAGTTGATACATTCATCACTACTGTGTGAAAAACCTAATCCAAGATTTTCTTATATTGCAGCAACATACTCTCAAGCAAAAAGAATTGCATGGGATTACTTATTGGAATATACAAGGCCACTAGGTGCAGTAGCTAACATTGCTGAATTGCGTGTTGACTTTATGGGTAGACGTATATCTTTATACGGAGCTGATAATCCAGATTCATTGAGAGGCATCTACATGGATGGCTGCGTGATTGACGAGGTCGGTGACATCAATCCAGTTATTTGGAATAGTGTAGTAAGGCCAGCACTAGCAGATCGTAAGGGCTGGTGTATGTTTATCGGTACACCTAAAGGCAATAACCATTTTAAAGATTTGCGTGATCGTGCAGATAGAAAACAAGATGACTGGGCTTTATTAGAATTTAAAGCTAGTGAAACAAAGCTATTAGATCCACAAGAACTTGCTTCAGCTCGTAATGAGATGGGCGAGGATAAGTATCAGCAAGAATTTGAATGCTCATTCAATGCCGCAGTTGAAGGATCATATTACGGTACAATCATTAATGATCTTGAAAAAGATAATAAGATTACAACAATACCTAAAGAAACATTAAGTAAAACTTATTGTGCATGGGACTTGGGTATGTCAGATAGTACAAGTATTTGGGTAGCACAAGTTGTAGGTAAAGAAATAAGACTTGTAGATTATTATGAAAATCATGGTCAAGGATTGGATACTTATGTTCAGTGGTTGCGAGATAATAAATGGAGTGATGCTGTGCAGCTTCTACCTCATGACGTGGTAGTCAGAGAGTTAGGCACAGGTAAATCAAGACAAGAAGTATTAGAAGATGCAGGACTAGAGATCACAGTAGTTAAAAAGCTACCAGTAGCAGATGGCATACAAGCAGTACGCAGATTGTTACCACGATGCTGGTTTGATAAAAATGTAAAGCAAGGCATAGATGCCTTAAGAAATTACCGTAGAGTGTATGATGAGAAGCGTAACGTATTCTTTGACACACCACTACATGATTGGTGCTCACACGCAGCAGACGCATTTAGATATTTAGCGGTAGGGTTAGACGAAACAGATAGTAACTGGGGTCAGCCTTTAAACATTAATAATTCATGGATAGTATAACAATGGCAAAACCTAAAAAATCTGGTTACATAATGGACGAAGGAAAACTTAAGGCCATTCTAGATTCTGAAATCTGGAGTGCATTAGGTTATATCCAATCTGAAACCACAAAGGAAAGACAACAAGCACTTGAGTATTATCTACGCAGACCATATGGTAATGAAGTAGAAGGTAAGTCACAGATTGTTACTGGTGAAGTAGCAGAAGCTGTAGACGGTGCATTACCACAACTTATTCGTGTATTTACTTCTAGCGATAATATTGTTGAGTTCAATCCAGTTCATGAAGGTGACCAAGAATTAGCAGACGGAGCTACAACATATGTTAATCATGTATTTTATAAAGACAATGATGGATTCCACATTCTTCACAATTGGTTTAAGGATGCTTTACTTGAAAAAGTTGGTGTCGTTAAAGTATATTGGGATGATGAAACAAATATCACAAAAGAAGAATACAAAGGTTTAACTGAAGATGAGCTTGTGCTCATTATGCAAGATCAAGAAGTAGAATTAGTATCACATGAAATGGTTGATAATATTGAGATTGTTGCAGATCCAATTACAGGACAGCAAGTAGAACGTAATAACCAAACACATAATGTTAAAGTTCGTAAAACAGTACGCAATGGTACAGTTCGTGTAGAGAACATTCCACCAGAAGAATTTATTATTTCCAAACGTGCTAGAAACATTCAAGAGTCTGGTTTCTGTGCACATCGTAAGATGCTTACTCGTAGTGAACTTATCTCAATGGGATTTGATCCTAAAATTGTAGAAGGTTTAAATACTGGTAATGCATTAGAATATAGCCCAGAACGTATTGCACGTTATACTCGTGGTGAACAACCTACTGATATGATGTCACAAGACCACTCTATGCAAATCGTAGAGGTATATGAGTGCTATATCAAGGTTGACTATAATGATGACGGTGTTGCAGAACTACGCAAGATTGTATACGCATCTAATGAGATTTTAAGTGATGAGGATTGTGATTACATTCCTTTTCATTCTATTTGCCCATTACCAATACCACATAAATTTTTTGGTAACTCACTAGCAGACAGAACAATGGACTTGCAATTAATTAAGTCTACAGTAACTCGTCAAATTCTAGACAATATGTACCTTACTAACAATGCTCGTGTATTAGCAGTAGAAGGTCAAGTAAACTATGATGACTTACTAACATCTACAGCAGGTGGTGTCATTCGTGTTAAGAACCCAGCAGCAGTATCACAGTTAACTGTGACATCAGCAGCAGGTCAATCTTTCCCTTTATTACAGTATTTAGATGATGTACAGGCAAAACGTACTGGTGTCAGTGATATGCAACAAGGTTTAAGTGCAGATGTATTACAGAACGCTACAGCAACAGCAGTTGCTACTATGTCTAATGCTGCTAATGGTAAGCTAGAACTTATTGCTCGTATCTTTGCAGAAACAGGTGTTAAATCACTATTCCAATCTATTTTTAGATTACTATGTAAGTATCAAGTTAATTCAAGAACGCTTATGATTAACAAGAAACCAATGGTATTTAACCCTAGAGAATGGTCAGAACAGTATTCTATTAGTATCAATGTAGGTTTAGGTACTGGTTCTCGTGCTGAACAATTAGCTACTATGCAAATGATTCTAGGTAAACAAGAACAAATATTACAAGGTTATGGCTTAAGCAATCCTTTAGTCAACCTTAAACAATATAGAGATACATTAGCTAAATTCATCCACATGGCTGGATTTAAAGACGCTTCTGGTTTCTTACAGGACATTACTCCAGAACAAGCTCAACAATTAGCACAAGCAGACCAACCTAAAGTTGACCCAAGTGTAGAAGCTGCTCAAGAGTTTGCTAAAG